TCTATAGTATTTATTTCAGCTTTAGTATAATACAGGTCATTATGCAGATGTCCTACGTTCGACTTGGTATCTAATGCTGATAAACCTGCTGCAAGATTAGCTGCTATGTCTTCTGATCTTGAGTACAAATCGTCATGCGTATGAACGAGAGGTGCTGTATTATCAAAGTCCCTAGTCTCCGTATTCCAGGTAACGTTCCAGTCTAAATCCCAGGTCATATAATCTTGCACTTTAGTTCGTAGTGGTGCAGAATGTCTTCTGTAAAGCTTGCTTGAATACCTGTTATAGTGCTGTCTATTTGACCTTTAGTATAATACCGAGTATCGTGCAAGTGTTCGCTATAATTAGTATTATAAGAGTCTATTTGACCTTTAGTATAATACTGAGTATCATGCTCCGTATTATAAGAGTCTATTTGGCTTTTTGTATAATACTGAGTATCATGCTCATGCCTATAGAAAGCTTCTGCCAGGGTATCATAGTCTCTGGTCTTAGAGTTCCAGGGTAGTTCCCAGGTTAAGTCCCACCCCAGGGTATCCTGTACTGGGACTTTCAAAGGAGAGGTATAGTTACCTGTATTGTCTAGGAACAGGCCGTTCTGTACACTCTCCGCCTTTATTTCTATTTCAGTAGGTATCGTAGGCTTATTTAGAATATAAGCATCTGACCCTGAGTCTGTACTTGTCCAATTAGATTGAGTCATTAATGCTCCTTATACAAAAGCTATTTGATGAAAGGTACCTGTAGAATGCTTATAGAAATATAAGTTACCCCCACCTAGGTACAAGCCAGAACCCTCGTTAAAAGAAAATTTCTTAGCCCATAGATGTCCATCATCCTCTACTGTCATTACTGTACTTGTTCCTGATTTCCACTCCCAGGAAGTAGCAGCGGTATCAGCCTTAACTCTTTCTAAGGCATCTTTTGCTAGGTAGTCTGAATCGTGATCATGCGTAAGTAAAGAGTACTTAGCATCGGCCTCAGTTTTGGTATAATAAGAACCAAGGTAGTCAATAACAGCACCTGATGTAGGTAGTGCTAGATCAGTATTAGTTATAGCAGACTGAAAGGCTTTATGAGCAGCAGAGCCTAAAGCAGAGAATAAATTATCTACCTCTGTTTCTGTGTAGTACCTAGTGTCGTGCGTATGCGCTAGCTGAGAGTACCGTGCATCAGCTTCTGTCTTTGTGTAGTAAGATCCTAGGTAGTCGATGACAGCAGAGCCTGTAGGAAGATGCGTATCTACGTCAGTCAGTGCAGTCTGAAAATCTTTAGTAGTCGAAGATTTTAATAAAGCAAACTGGTTATCTATTTCAGTTTCAGTATAGTAATGATCGTCATGCGTATGCCCGTTCTTGGAGTTATTAGTCAGGGCTACCGTATTGAGCATAGAAGCTGGTGCAGTAACACCAAGACTGGTTAAGGTTAAGGTGCTAGTAGTCACTCCTGTTGTATGCCCGTCAGAATCAAATACTAAATCTTGAATAAAGGTAGTGCCTGAATTATCAGACGAGCTAGCCCCTGCTATATTAGGATGAGCTTCTAAGTAAGTTCCAGTATGCGTGTGGCTTGTTAGTGAATACGCCCCTAAGTAATCAATTACTGCCTTAGAGGTAGGTAGGGCTAAGTCAGTATTTGTAATAATTAACTGAAAAGCTTTATTAGCCGCAGAACCTAGAGTAGAGAAAAGGGCATCTACTTCAGTCTCTGTGTAGTACAGATCCCCGTGCGTATGCCCGTTCTTAGATGTGTTCGTAATACTGACAGTGTCTATATTTCCAGCGGTAGCTCCTACTCCCAGGTTAGCTAAAGTCAGTTCGTGACTCCCGATATTAGTTACATGCCCGTTAGCATCAGTACTAATATCTTGTATAACATACGCATTGCTATTATTTATAGTCTCAGCATTAGCCCCAGGTATCGTAGGATGCGTAGAAGCAGACACCCCAGCTATAAGTGTGTCTACCTCAGATTCTGTGTAGTACAGATCTCCGTGCGTATGACTATTTTTGGCAGTACTGCTAGAACTTACGGTATTAATATTAGCAGTACTGGAAGTAAGCCCCAGGTCTGCTATGGTTAGGGGGTGCGCTATCAGGCCTGTGATATGCCCGTTAGAGTCTAGTACTATATCCTGAATAACTGTACCCCCTGAATTGACAGAGGAGACAGCAGCGGATATATTAGGATGAGCTTCCAGGTAAACTCCAGAGTGCGTATGAGATATAGCAGAATACAGCGTAGCATGAGCATGACTAATACTGGAGTACGCTGTATCATGGTTATGCCCAGCAGCAGAGTACGTCCCTGTATGCAGATGCGTAGCTAGTGAGAACAAAGCATCGGCCTCTGTTTCTGTGTAGTAATTTGCTAGAGTGCTTAGAACAGCAGAGGATAAAGGGACATTAGAACTAGCAGTCAAGGTACTCTCTGTATTAACCAAAGCTGCTGTACCTAGGGTAGGCTTATGCAAGATATAACTGTCATGCCCAGTAGCAGTCTGAGTCCAGTCAGCTTGTACGTTATTTTCACCTCCGCCTGAGCCTGCTGCTGAAAATACTCCTGTCTGGTTCAAATACAAATTAGCATCCCCAGAGACTAAATCTACCCCTGGTACTATCGTAGCGTCTATATTTACTAGCTGATCCATATCTATATTAGTCAGATTAGAAGCATCCAGTGCTGGCAGTTTAGCATTAGCATCTAGTAGTATCAGATCTCCTGCTGCTGCTGGATCCCCTGTACCATTAAAAGTGTCTGGTCTGTTCAGAATCTTAGAAGAACCTGAGGTGCTATTCCAGTCAGAGTTCCCCGAAGTAGCTGGTACAGAATAATGCCCTGTGTTGTCCAGGAACGTACCGTCCTGCGTAGGCTGTTCTAGTATAGGTTTATTTGTAATACTAGACCAGGCTATTATATGCGTATGCCCTGTATCAGATTTCCCTGCAAGCAAAGTATTCATTTCTACTTTATCGTAATAATCAGAATCTAGGTAGAAGTCTAGCTCAAATTTTCTGTAATACAAATTGTCATGGTAATGCACTTCAAGAGAAACACCAGATAGCCTATCTTCTATTTCAGCTTCTGTGTAGTACCTCTCGTCATGGTCATGCGCAGGATCTACCTCTTGGTCTAGTAGCAGATCTCTAGTCTCTTGCTGTAAATAAAGTTGCTGAGTATTAGCAATATCCAAGTTACTTTCTGTTAGTACTGAACCTGCTTGATAGTCTACGATAGAGGCTGTAATAGAAGAATCTCTCTGTAGTCTAATGACATCATCTACTTCTAGTACAGTACTAACTGAAATTAAGTAATCAGAGATCCAGGTTATATCCTCATCAGGCATCTGTATATCATTCACGTACAAATGTACGGTATCTTTACTGAGGTATTCAAACGGGATACTGTAGGATAACTGATCTACGTACGTGTATTCTACGTGACTGTAGGACATAACCCTCCTAAGTATTATACAATTGTATAATTATTCAAAATATTTGGTGTCAATAAAATTCCTGAGATTACTTATCCCAAAAGCGTTATTCATGGGGATGGTTCCCCAGAGGGCTTTGAAGTCAGACGAGCTGAACTCGTAGTCAGAAGTAGCCGCCCTAAAAGCTCCTGTCCCTCCTCGGACTGCATCCCCTAGGTAGCCTATGCCAGGAATAGAGGATAAGGCATCTCCTACATCTCCTGTCCTTGCGTGACTTATATCATCCCCTAGAATGCCTGGAGATAGTCCTGAAAGCAGCATAGAAGCAATATCTGTACTGAGGCCTAGCTGTCCCATCCAATTAACAGAACCTTTGGCAATAGCCTTGCTATTCAGTCTATTCTTTAAGAATTTCTTTCTCTTTCTTTTATTCAGGGCGAAGGATTCTACGTTCGTCTTTGCCGTATATAAAGCAGTAGCCAAACTAGCAGAATAAAGAAAAGCATTAATTCCTTCAGTGTTCCCTGACTTAAGCATTCTATAGTCATGTACCCCATGTTTACCAGCAGAAGCAAGACCGAAGGATCGGAACTGCAAGAAGAACTGCCCGATACTTTTATGCGCCCAGAGGGGGACGTCCCCGATATTAATTTTCTGTATAGCATTACTGCTCTTCTTATGCAGTACAGTAATAAAGGCTTCTCTTGCCTCTGGCTTCCACTTTCTAACATTAAGATTAGTAACCTTACGACTACCGAATCCAGATATCTCTTCAGCATGTCGCTCCATTTCGTTCTTGAATAACCTCTGTAGTCTGGGGCTAATGCCTAAATCTTTAGCCAAGGCTGGGTTTAAAGAATCTGTTTTAATTTCACGCCAGAGTTTCATAGCGTACTGTCTAGCAAAGAACCGCTTCTGCATCTTCTGTACAGCATTAAACCCTGTGTACTGAGCAAGTTTGTAGTTAGCGTCATCTAGTACACGTTCCCCAGGAAAGGCTCCTTCATGCATCTCTTCTACTCTAAAGTCCTTATGCCTAAGAAAGTACTCGTCCCCTATCCTACCTAGACCAGCGTCTTCTATATCACGGAGGAACGTATCAGAAAGTCGGCCTGTCTTAGCGTTCCTTATAATTTTTCTTAAAGCAGGGATACCTTCTATGCTTCTCAGAACTCCGATAGCCCCGATAGCTCTACCCATTTCAGAGGTTTGCGCAACTACTAACTTTCCTAACTTAGCAGCAGAAGCCATCTTCCTCAGTGCTCGCATACCCTGCCTAGCCCCTGAGCTGATATCTTTATCTATAGGGATTCCTTGAATGAGATCCCAAGAAGCATTAAGTCTATCAAAGTCAGCTTGCGTTTTCCTAATACCTTTTGTGCTGTCATCCATAGACTTTCCAACTTCAGTCATATTCTTCAAGGCGTTATCATAAACCCCTCTATCTGGAAAGCCTTTCTCAGCTAGCGCTGCCCTACCTGACCAACGTCTAATCTCACCCATGTACCCTGCTGCTAGGTCAGTATTAAGAAGATCTGTCATCTTCATACTACCTTCAGTAGCAGACATATTCATATTAATTCTGGATTTATTAGGGTTAGCGAATCTATCCTTACCTGCTGAATCTAGTACTTTCTTGATATGCTGGTACTCTGCGTTAGGTAACTCTACATCCCGAAGGGCATCAAGTAATAGTTTCTTATTAGAAGTATTTAAGATATTAGCATCTGCTCCTGTATGAATACTTCGGTTAGACATCCTATTAAATACAGCCTTAGCCATATTCAAGGCTATTGCATCTATGTCAGGAGGTTCCATACCTTCTTCTACTTTAGAGAATTTAGCTTCAAAGCCTTCACCAGTTCTGATAGCTTTCTGAATCATACGGGTAACGGTATCTTTCCCGAACTCATTAGCAAGCCGTACGAACTTCTTAGCATCGTACTGTCTAGTCATATGATACTGACTAGAAGGAGACAGGTCTTGGAACTCGGTAACCCCTTTCTTCTTGCACATACTAGTGATCTTTTGGTTATAATTCTGGATTTTATAAGCGTGCTCTAAGACAGGTTTCTCCCAGGCTTCGAGTACTTCTTTCTTACTCAAGGCTGAGTCTAGGCCTATTTCCTGATCTGAGATTTCTCTGTACACTAGCTCATCAAAGCTACCAGGGGACTTTCCTGACTTCTTCACAGCGGACTTAAAGTTCCCAGAATTATGAATATAATCCAGGCTGTATTTAGTCCCTATCTGATTAAAGTAAAGATCAGCTTTGAGATCTGCTGAATGCTCGGCTACTATTTTACCCCCTGTACCTTCACCGTGCTCAAGTACTTTAGATCCTATGTACCTAGACATTGGGTTAGCTGATCTCTGTAATGACTCACCCATACCTACGGTCTCGTCTGGTCGGAGTACCCCTTTCATCTGAGGTAGTTCTTCATCTATGAGCTTATTGAAGGCTTGCATAACAGTAGGATCATCTATATCCCCCCTGAACTGAGCGTGCATCTTACCTGTTAATTCTGCGTAAGGATCTAGTCTAGCAGCTCCTACCGATCCCTCTTGAACCTGCGCTACTCTCTCTGTTACTGAAGTTTTTATTAAAGATTCTGCTGACTTATGAATATCAGTAGCTACTGCATCTTGTAGTTTTGTAAGCGCAGTAGGTTTTATCACAGCCCCTATACCTGCCCCTACTGTACCCCCCATGAAAGTCCCTGCTATTACATCCGTAATGGTTTTATCCGTATAGACCTGCTTGATAGCTAGTTCCTCTGCTCCTGCCAGGCCGCCTGCTACTAGCCCAGCTTGAACAACTCTCTTAGCTCGTGAGATGCTATTAGCTACAGGCATTATAGGAACCCAGTTCAAGGGATTAAGAACCTCTGCTGAAATATCTGTAACGAATTTAGTTACTCCTCCTAAGTTCTGAGCGTTATCTGACCAGGCTCTACGATCTGATATCTGTTCTAAGACTTCATCGAGATGCTCTGGATTAACTGTTCTGCTCAGTAAGTCCTGCTCCGCTGGTAGGAAGTCCTCTAACGGGCTTCCTTTATCTTGTAAGCTCTGTACTAAACTGTACTCTGGATCAAAGTCCTGGGAGTTCAACTGTATAAGATGCTCCCCCCAGGAACCTATCATAGTATTAAAGCGCAGATGCCCAGCTCCCTCGTGCAATATAGATCCTGACTCTGTTTCTGGTTCTGCCATAGCCTGGACTTCTGCTTCTTTCGCATAGACCTCTGATTCTGTCATACCTCTAATATCCAGGTCGATAGGCTCCAGGTCTGTAGCTTCTTTAAGCAATTCAAACATATTAAGCTCCTAGGCCGATTTCATCGGCTATCCGTTTAGCCCTTGCAGTAAGTTGTTTCTTTGTCCCAGAAGCTGTAGTGAAGGAAGTTATCATTTCAGCTCTGACTTTAGAATCATCCTTAGCTTTCATAGCATCAGCTAAATTAGGCCACTTAGCTTTAGTCACTGATCCGATATTAAAAGCTAGCGCTTTGATAACTTGCTGATATTTATTAGGAAGTTCTGTGTACCCTGTCCAGGATTTCTTAGCTGTACTTTCTGCTGCTTCTAAATCTTTCTTCAATAAGGCTGTAGCTTCTTCTTCTGTAATCCCGTCTTTATAAGTACCTGCTTTAACTTCTGCTTTAGTAAGCTTATGCCCGTACGCTATGGTATCTGTACCGCCCTCTACTGAACCAAAGGGGAACCATTTACCGTCCTTCTTTCCTGTCCCTCCTCTGTTCTCCTCGTACTTCATAGGCTCGATTAAATCACTGGTGCTAGAAGTTTCCCCGTCAGTTTCTTGTACTTGCCCTACAGGCATAGGTGATGCTTCTGCTTCTGCTCCGAAATTAAACTTACTTTTAATAATTGACCATAGTCCCATATGCGGAGTAATTTCCTCTTGTCTGTTACTTAGCGTTAAATACAATTCTTTCCACCAGGGAGTTGAGATTCCTGCAATAGCTACTGTAGAAGCAAGGGCATGATTAACAAGCTTCCTTACATCAGTCTGAGAATCAGTATCTAGTTCCTTGTACTTATCATAAGTCATACCTGAATATACTCCAGGTAGCCTGTTCAGGATGTACTCGAATTTCTTAGAAGAAGCTCTCTCTTCCATACCCCAGGGGGATTTAGTAATAGTACGCATCTCCAGATTAAGTAAGTGCTTAGAAAGTTTATCATTAGCTAGTAATCTTTGAGCTTCCTTCCTGTCTGCTATAGCTTCCGCTGATAGCTTCCGTTCTTCTTTGTACTCTGCTTGGATACGCTCCTCGTAAAGCTCGTGCTTCGCTTTAAGGGTTTCTATATTAAAAGAAACAGCAGCTTCTGTGTCTCCCCCAATGATAATATTATTAGTGTCTGCATCAAAATAAATTGACTGTTCAGTTAAGTCTGTACTCCCAAAGGTGGATGTAAGCATTTCTTTTACTTCTGGATCTTGTGTAGTTACTATATCAAAGGCCTGATCGCAAGCTTCTGTAGTCCTGAAGCCACCTCTAGTAGCAGCAGATACGCCACCCGTGTATTGCATTTGCCCGAAACCAAAGGTGTACTGATTATCGACTAAAGCAAAGGCTGTTTCCTGAGCTGCTTCCAAAGGCCTACCCATTCTAAGTTCATTCTTTACAGCCCGCAAGTACTGGCTATGATACATATTCCGCATAGACTCATCTGAAGTATTCTGCCAGAATTTCCAGGTCTGCCTTTTAGCTAAGGCATCGTCAAAAGAATCCACAGCCTGATTATACTTTACGCTAACTGTTTGAGGATCTACTTGCTCCTTGGTTTCCCTGAGTGCTTCTATCTTAGAACCAGCGAACTTCATTCTATCAGCTTGAGATCCTGTAAAGGCTTTAGCATAGAACTCCAGGTCATGGAAGTTCCTAAGGGCTTCCTTGTTCCCCTCAAAGATTCTATTGAAATGCTCAGTAGTATAAGCAGGACTCTTCTTCATTCCGTTAAAGAAAGAAAAAGCTTCCATTACTGCAGGGTTAATCTCACCCTCAGCGGTCAGCATAGGGAAGTCAGAAAAGACATGCGTCTCATTCTTTAATATTTCAGGAGGTTGCTCATGCTCACCATAAAGGACAGCAGCTCTTTGTCCTCTTATTTCTGGATCTTTCTCTGTCAGTATATGCTCTTCAAATATTTTCTTGTGCATAGTTTGAACATCTGACTTAGGCATACCAGTAAGATCCGCAGCTTTACCTGATAGGATCCTTTGAATATTCCGCTCAAGGATATCTAGCTCTGTTGCCCTTCTCCTGCTTTTATTCATTTTACCAATAGCCCATAGCGGAGTTATCTTTACTTTAGGATCATCTAAAGCTTTTATAACAGCAGCTTCTGTCAGGATACCAGCTTCAGCATCGTTATCTATATTAGACATCTCGGTAAAAGAATACGCATCATTCCGATCTTTCTGAGAACTAGCAAAGGATTTTCTAGCAGCTTTGTACATCGGAGCAAGTTTAGGATCTATACTGATATTGTACTTATCGTCAAGTACTGCTAGAATAGTATCGTCCCCTGTCAAGGCCTGAAGTCCAGCAGCTACTGTTAGCACTGTCTTCTTGTGCTCGTTGCTTACCAGATCCCCAGCCCCCTTCTGCATAAGGTGCGCTATAACATCAGCAGTTTGTTCAGCAGTCATGCCGTCCTGAAAGGACTCTCTAGTCTGGCTTAGAAAGAGGTTCTCTTGATTTTTCTTCAGCTTGGCAGTAGCCATACCTCGTTGAGCAGCTACCAAGTTCCCCTCGTTCTTGAACCAGAACCCAGCATGAATTTCCTGCATAAGATCTGAGTATTCTTTATTTCCCAGAGTCTTTGTAGTATCTCTGTGCTGTTTCTCTAAGTACTGCTGAAAGGCTTCGGGATCTGTATCATCGTACTTGCCTGCTTGTATGTCACTCTTCCAGGTATTATAGACCTGCGTCTGTTCGTACTCTAAAGTTTTACCAGCATAAACAGCAGAGGACTTCTTTAGATCTGGATTAATTTGTTTATTGATAGCGTCTGTCTGGGCTTTTCGAGACATATTAAGCTTCTGGGTTTCTCGATATTCTTTAGCCACCCCTTGCCCTAATGTACTGAGCTGGCTAAGGACTCCTGCTGTCTGATTAGGATTGACTTGACGAGCTTTCTGCAAACCCTGCGTAGGGCTTCCTAAAGCTGTACGCTCTAATGCCATATTTACCTACCTCTAAAAGAATTAGATGATTCTGTTATATTAGCCACCTCTGGTGTACTCTCGGAGCTAAAGTACTGTTTGAACTTCGCCTTATCGAACTTATCAGAACCAAAATAAACATTAGCTCCTGTCTGAACAGCACCAACAACACCTAACCAAGGTGAGTCAGCTTGCGGGATATTAGGTATGCTGTTATTCAAATTAGCTATAGCCCTGGAGGCCTGATCCTGGTGACTCTGAATAAGATTCCACTGCTCAGTCTCAGCGTTAATCTGAGCGTCCGACATAAGGTCAGCAGCTTTCCTCTCTATCCCTTGAGAGACTGCTAGAGAAGCTCGCCTGCCTGTTACTCCTATCTGAGCAGCCTGGACTCTACTCTCTCCTACTGCAGTAGTAGCCTGCGCCTGTATATCCCTTTGAGTCCTGAGCTTATCTCTTGTAATTTCAGAGGATTGCCTATTGACTCGCATATCTAAAGTGTTAAGCATACTCCGAGTTATGGAGACATTAAGTTCATGCTGTTGCTCTATAGCCTTGTACTGAGCTTTCAGATTAGCGTTCTTCTGCATAGTACCTAAGACGCTAGAGGCTACTGCAAGTCCCATCTGTGCGTACATTAGTTAGTCCTCCTACCCTTTTCTCTATGCGTACCATTCCAGGAAGCACTGATTAAATTAAATTGATCTAGCTTATCAGAAGAAGCTGTAATTTGCAGCTTATCAGACCTAACTCTAAGAGGTGCTCTAAGAACATAATCAACTAAACTTCGCTGTTGATTCAGAGTAAGGACTCCGATTAAGTTCGAGTCAAAGGAGATTGTCTTGCTTGCCCCGTAAGCATGAAAAGTAAAATCTATGTACCCTGTATTTTCTAAGGCAAAGTGCATATCCTTGATACGTAAGGTATGCCCGATTTTAGATCTCCCTAGTTGATCTTTAACAAAAGGTCTAGTTAAAGTAATACCGCTAACGTAAGGGACTCCTAGAATAAATTTAAGATCCCCACCGTTAAATGTAAGACCTTCTTTATTTATACTGATAGTACTACCTGATATCACGTACCTGCTAGGGTTTAATTCTGTTCCTGTTTCAGAGAAATAGTAAGCTGGTGTTATGCATAAATAGTCTACTAGGTCATTGTCTATGAAATAAGAAGGTATTGTTAAATCGTAAGTACTTCCTGTATCTGTAGCTATAACCCCTTGTCCGTAATCCATATGACAAAGGTTAGCTGTCCCAGGTAGTGCCTCTTTAGTCAGGTCTAAGAAACCTAGCTGATACGTACTTGATGAACTTCTGTATACTACGTATAACTTACTATGAATACAGGCAATATCTTTAATAGCGTACACCTGCGGGAACGTCCATTTATGCCAGGCTTGTTGCTTTACTTCATTTCCAGATTGATACCATTGATACACGTACAGCTCGTAAGAACTCGCTAGAACAAAAAGAATATTATGATCGTTGCTTACAACTACCTTCTTACAAGTACCAGCTAAGTAAGAAGGAACGTGCTCAGTTAAATCGTACCCTCTGAAGTTCCCAGTTAAATCGTCCATACTAAAAGCTCTGATACCAGTATGCGTCCCTTTCTTAAAAGGTACGTACAGTTTATCAGAGGAGACAGCAGGCCTGCAAATAGGCGTACTCCCGTAATTAGACGTAGGGTTCAAAGCAAAGTTCTTTAGATCAAAGGCTGTGCTACCTGAATGCACGTACTGCGATTCCTCACCGAAGGTAACAAGAGATCCATGGAAAGGTAGCATATGATGCAGGTTAGCTACCTGCGCTCCTGAGCTTTCAGAATCTAGCGGCCCGTCGGGTTCCGTTGTAACAACTGTAGAACTAAAGAAATTATAGTAATCGTCTACAGCAGAAGCGCATACTGTATCTGCTGTACTCAGTACCATACGGTTTTTATAAAAGGCTATGTCAGTAATACCTCTACCTATGAATGAAGGTACTGGATTAGATAAGTCATCCCCAGCCCCTCTGTCTACCCAGGATTTAGCACCGAAGTAAAAAGTATCTACGCCTGTCCTAGTAAGGGTATGCGGCATGTAAGTACTTATTATATGCTGGTCTAAGCCAGGGGCTAGCGCTTCCTCCCAATGCCCAGAGGAAGGTGTAGAGGTGTCTAGGTCAGGAATAAATTCTACGTAATAGTCATTAGCATCAGAATCGTCTGCACCTTTAACCTTTACATTTATGAAGGCTGCTGCTGTATTTGGTAAATCATCATAACTTTGTACGCTAGTGTACGTCATCATTAGTTCAGAGTTACCGTTACCATCCATAACTGAGAACTCTTTATAAGTATCTGATATTAAATAAATAATACCATTCTCAGCCCAGATATCGTAGTCTGTCCAACCTCGTAAGGTAGCGTAGTTATTCAAATAATCTTTCAGGTCTGTTAAAATATCCAGAGTATCTAAAGAAATACGTTTATCAGCTTCTGTTGCAGAGATTACAGCAGTATCAGGTGTAGTAACGGTAGCCGCTGTATCTATAAGTCCAGCGTACCTTTGGCATCGTATTTCATAAGTGATACCAAAACTAGCTTTCTTTAAATGAAAGATCCATCTATGCTTTGTGTCTATGTAAGAAGGGGTATTCATAGCGGGTATTTTATTAGCATTAGCTATGAATGTAGTATCTCCTATAGTACTGAACTTTAAGTCCCCTGCACCTGCTCCTGTTATGTAATTAAAGCCAAGGGCTACATCTTTGTTTACTACGCAGTCTGCACCTGTCTCTAAATTAATAACTTTTATAGCATCGTTGTACGTGTAGATTAAGTATTTCTCTTGCCCATCCCCTCTATCGTAAGTATAGAAATTACTATGCGTGTCTAAAGAAAGATTAGCAAATAACTCAAGGTTAGGCCTCCTGGTTAAACCATGCACAACAGAACTCAAGCAATTAATCTGCTCAGTTACCTGTCCTGGTACTCGCTGGCTTTCTGGTTGCTGACTTACCCCTTGAATAAAATTATCATAGCTACCTATGTATTCCGTCATCTTACCCCCTGGTATTATAACTTTGTATATTCTGCAGGAGCTTCCTTGCAGTAGGGGAAGATAAAGCAGAAGGTTCTGAAAACTTTAGATTAAGTTTCTTCATCTGCGTATATTGCGTATTAGCCATAGACTGAGCGAATTTAGCTTTGTCGTACTCACCTTCTAACTCAGTAAGGAACTGAACCTTAGCTATGTTTATTATACAATTGTATACTAAACCTGGCAGCTCCTCTAATGGAAGTTCCGTTGTTACTATCATACTTAATGAATCTACGTCTGTTTCAGATAAATCGTACGTATGCTTAGCCAGGTCGTACAGATAAACCCCTCGTTTAACCCAGGAAGTATTATAAGTATTTACGTACAAGGCATTAACAGGTACAGGTTGTCTACCCTCAGTATCTAGGGACATATCCCAGCGTTCTTTATTAAACCACCAGCCTTCTGATTGAATATCTACTGACGCTGACTCTATAGTACTTTGAGCTATAGCTATATCAGGGTTCAATACATCCAGTGTATTCTGAGGGCTATCACCTATGGCTGTCAATAAAGAATTAACAGCAGAAAGCATTGTTTGCATATCTACCCCTTATGTTTACCCTGGGAGTTACCCCAGGGTTGTTCTTATTTATTATACAATTGTATAATTATAGTAAGTTATGCTCTTTCAAGTACTGATGAGCAGAAGAATATTCCATAGCTTCATGAAGTCCGTATTTACATTCAGCGTTATACCGAACCATAGCAGCTTCATCTAAAGTCTTATAAAAGCCTAGGTGTTTCTCTTCATTATCAACTGCTATCCTAACATGATATGGTAACTTGTACTTATCACAAGTAACACTCACACCTGATATACCTGTCTTAGAATCTTTTCTGACTTTATGGTTATAGGCATTCACATCAGATTTAACATCCCGTAGATTAGACCAACGATTATCAGACCTGTTACGATTAATATGATCTATATCATGTTTAGGAAAGCTGCCTGTTTGGTACAACCATATAAGTCTATGAAGTTTATAAGACCTACCACAAACTTTACAACCCCTATAGCCTTTGCTATTAGTATGTCCTACTTCTGCACCGAGAGTCTGACCACCTCCCGTACTTTTCTTCCAAGTCATACTACCTGTATCAGGGTTGTAACTCATGTACTTATGGATATGATCATAAATTCCTTGCGTGTTCAATACTGTAATTTTTCTTGTAGCCATTTCTAGGCTCCTTTCCATTAAGTTAAATTAAGCTTTGAAGATACATCCGCATAGGTCGGTTCTATCTGGACCAGCACCGAAAGCTTCATAAGAGTCAATGAACCAGCAGAGGAGTCGTTTATCCCAGTACACATCTGTAGTAAGGGGGATACTCTGGGCTACCATGATAGTAGAACCTGTAGCGTACAGGGCTACGTTCTTAGCTTCCGTAGCAGAAGTCCCGTAAGCTGCTCCGTAAAGATCGTACAGAGTACCGTCACCTGAGGTATACCCAGAGGAAGCATCGTTCTGAGCTTGAGCCAGTCTGTTAGTCATCTTGATAGGCATACCGCAGATCTTAGCGATAGCAGCGTTAGCGTAGTCACCGTTAGAACTGAAGTCCTTAGAGATCAGCTTATCAGATTTCAGCATAGCGAAGTACTGAGCAGGAGCCATGTACAAGAACCCGTCAGATGTAGGATCTAGGTCGTTCTCAGCTAGCGTCTGGTGCAAAGTAGTAACTGCGATATCCATCTTATCAGCGTCAGTTTCATCTCCGCCTGCTCCGAGAATCACAGTAGTACCTCGGATCAGGATACCGCCTGTACCCTTACCTGTTACAGTAGTACCAGCAGTAGGCGGATGAATAGGCACAATAGTATCGTGCTCGTACAGTACAGACTTCACGCATTGAAGAAGAAGAACCTCGTCCTCATGCTTTGCAATCTTCTTACCAAAGTTCGCAGGAGTTCTGGATTTGATATCCAGATGATCCTGTACAGCAGCAACTTTCTGGAGAGAGGGGTTTCCCATTGCTGAGTTAGACATCGTATCAGTACCGATTAAGGGCTTGCGTGCAAACACTCCGCTGGTGATAGATTCTTTCTGTACAGTCTCATGTACTGTCATTTATATTCAAATAGGGGCGTTAACCCTATCCAGCATACTTGTACAGGAATATGCGTCTGTATATTACTATACAGATTAGACTATATCATCACCCTTACAAAGGGTGGAGTGCGCTTCGGGTTACTTAACCCTACTTCCTTTCGGAATAGTCGTTGCTCTTAGTTAATAGCTCGTTATATTATTTATCTTTAAACCCAAATTTAGGAGTATAACCTAACCGTTTAGACACAGATCTCCATGTTCTTCCACTAGTGATCTGTCTAACAGTATTAAGATTAACACCTACTAATTTTGCTACTTGTTTCTGCGACTTACCTTGCATAAATGCTGTTATTATTTGTTCAACTTCAACTTCAGTAAGTTTAGAACAACTATTAGATTCTCCCCATTTGGAAATTCCTTTAGCTAGTCCCATACTATAAGCATGTTTCATATTATGTGAAGCTGTACACCACTCAAGATTCTGGTATCTATTGTCTGACTTAATACCATTGATGTGATTAACCTGAGTAGCACCATCTTCTCTCTTACAAAAGAGACTCGCTACAATTCGATGTATTGAAATCTGCTTTGTTGAACCATGCTTACATAAACTTACTTTATAATAACCATTAGGTGTCATTATTGGTTTTAAAAATTGATCTGATTTGAAAGAATAAATCTTTCCATCAGGTGTTGCTGCATAACGTGGGTATTCTGCTATGTACTTCAGTTCTTTAAAGTTCATTTTCTTTCCTTTCTAAGGTAGAAAACAAACTATTAACTAAGATCAGGATTGCCCTTAAAAGGGTGTCCCCTGAGTTCACACTCTTCAAACTACACATCACTGTCAATAGCCATTGCGAAGTTGTCACCGCTGGAAGCAGTGTCAAGGTTTTCTTGTCCCGGCCAGTTTAGTTGAGCTGAAATATCTTGTAATGCCATAGTTCTGTATCCTTTAATAATGGTTAATATTAGTTAACATTAGTTAGTAATAGTTATCAGCTATTCTCTAAAGGCCGGGTACTTACTTCATAAACCCTTTTTTATAACGCATAACGACCGTTCTGGCCTTGCCCCCAGTACTCCCCTGGCATGTACTTTTTCTTGTCTAACTGCTTTGTTCTTAATCGTCGGGCATCTATCAGTTTGTGATACAAAGGATCTGTTTTGTATTTCTCTGTTCGCATAATCATATAGAACTCATCTTTAGTTAAAGGAGTGAATGGTTCTTGCGCAGCTCCTTGAGAATCACCTTGCATTAGTACTCCTTTTCCTTTGATAGCATTATATTTCTGTACAGCAGTGTTTAATGCTATGTCTACCTGAGCTTTGTTACCTGAACCGAGCAACGTGTTAAGTGCTGCAAGTTCGTCTGGTTTTAGGTTATCTTTCAGAATACTTGACATAGCTCTAAAGTTCTGCTCACCCTTCACTTGTTCAAAGATGTACTGGTTCATCTTAACGGTAGCTTGTTCTGCCTGCCTTGCGGCATCTGCTGCTGCCATATCTGCTATGGTCTTCTCAGCAGAAGCAAGTCTCTCTTCTTGCTTATTATCAACAGGTGCAATAGGGGGTACTTGAGGCACAGCAGGGGTTTGTGTACCTGAGGGTACTGCAGATTGCGTACCTTGCGGTACTGCTGGCGTACCTCCCTGTTCTATTAAAGCTTCTTGAGTATCTTGCGTTAGATTAGTTTCTTCTGACATGTATTCTTTCCTTTTCTATGATGCGTAAATATCTTATATTACTTGTAGTTTCTGTACTACGTTTCTGTTTGAGATATGCCTTCCGCAAGCTGTTCAGGTGACGCTTTATTGAGCATTGCCTCTTCAGCCATAGCAGCGCTGGTCGCTTCCTTATTCGCTTGCGCATCCTTAGCCTGCTCCTCTGCTGTTTTGATTATCTTATCAACGTCAACATCCCGCCCGTTAGCTAAGAGTTTAACAGTCTCTACAAATTTGAATATAGGCAAAAGAGATTCTGGTATATTCTGTAACCCTGCTAAATCCTGGAATAACTGAATAAGTTTCTCGTTATCTGATACTCTACCCATAGCATCCAGACCTGATACAATAACCAGATCTATCTCGGATCCTTTAAGTGTTACATCAAATTCATCTAAAAGCAAAGTAGCTAAGGGATACTGCATACTGAGGGCTAAAGCAGAGAACACGCCAGCATGAGCCTGTTCTAGCTCCTGTGCCCTGAACCTGTTTTCTTCGGCAGTACATTATATTCATACAGGGTCGTTAAGCCTGTACCGTTCTCTTATGAACTGCTGCATGTTACCATGCAGATTAGACTATATCTTGCTCTATTCACTAGAGCCTACTTGTTTCGAGCTACTTAGCCCTACTCCCTTATGGGATAGTCGTTACACTCATTCCGCATCAAGGTAAAGTAGACGTTAAATGCACCCAAGTTTTACCAGAGCGTATTGATTTTACGCAATCCACAGAAACAGGTAGTTTCAATCTGTCACGTATCTGCCTAGCAGTGAGCTTCATCTTACGCATGCCCCAAATCTGCTTTACTTGCTCTTCATGCAGTATACGAGTAGGGGAGTTCATCCCCTTATTAGATTTTAAACCTGTCCTATAAGCGTGAAGCATGTTCTCGGAATGTGAACACCATTCTAAGTTAGCTGCGGTATTATTATTCCTATTACCATCAATATGATTTACCTCATCATAATCAAGTGGATTTAATAAAAAGTGCTCCGCTACTAATCTATGAAGTTTATAAAATTTTTCAAAGTGAATGTCTACGTATCTGTTTAACCTATTAATAGAAGTCCCTTTTAAAATTTTATTATCTGTCTCATTCACAACAACACCATTGGTATCAATACTATAGGTGTGTTTCAATTTAACGCCGTCAATTCTTAATGGTATCTTACTGTACATAAGTTTATATCCTTTTGCGTAGTTTAAGATTCAATTAGCACGGTATTGTCCCTAAGGAGTTTCACCGTTTTAAAGTAGTTTAAAGAGAGCTACTATGTTAACCCTCTCTGCTTGTCTCATTTGTGAGCTAAGAGAAAGAAAGGCCTTTCCGAGGTGCTGTTCGTACTTCTCTATTAAACCCTGTATAAATTGAAGATCCCTAGCCTTATCAATCCCAACAGGAGCTACGTCATCAGGTTCCCCTACATGATAAGTACCGCTAGCTGCTGCATTCATCTCAGCTACGTCAAGGATAGATCCAGGTTTAACCAAGAATTTAATATCAGACATAACAGCAGCACCTGTTACTATAGCTTCAGATAGAACAGCTATAGCCCAGAGGGAACCATAGTGATCCTCAACTAACCCTCTTCCGTACGTCTCTCGTCTAGTTCTCTGCCAGGCTAAGGGTATCCATCTGTTCTTTTCTTTCTTAATAACAAAAGGGGTATTGATAGGCTCCCCCTCAACAGCTTGTTCTACTAGCATTTCCTCAGGGTTGTCACGGTTAGTATGAATGTACGTGTACAGATTAACATTAGTTTTATGAAAGTCTATAGTATCCCCGTAATCCATAGCGGCTAGCACAGCTTCTCTGGTATCCAGATCTAAGGAAGCCAGGGACTTCTTATCTTTAGTAACGATCTCAGTAATTGTACCGTCCAGACTTCTCTGAATAACGTACTGATCCAGGGCGTACATTTGGATATTTCCGTCTTCTGGATAGTACAAGAGGGCGTTACCAGCTACTATCAGGTGCTTAATAATATCTATGAGAGTACTTCTCCCGTGCTTCTTCTCAAGCAACCAGCGGGCTTCTCTCTCAGCTTTAGTCATCATAACATCCATCTCAGCAGTAGTTACCCCCAGGTGTTCTGCTGTCTGATTCGATACATTCAGTTGTAATTTAAAGAAAGATCTATTCGGCGGGAACAAAGTCAGCATGTACTTATTAGCTAAGAAGTTCACGTTATCTGCTCCCACAGATGAAAAGTCTCTCTGAAATTCCTGCGTACCTGTGTCAGCAGCTTCATCGTCTGGGATAATGTACCTGAGCGTTACCTTACTGTACTCCTTAGCCCTGTCTACGTAAGGTATCCGCTTCTCGTTCAGGGTATTATATCTCTGCTTAATAAAGCCAGGTTCTGTCTGGAATATAGCACTCATAGTTGAACTCCTGTTTGCCCTGTACCAGAACTCAGGCCTGTGTCTACTGGCGTAGGAAGGTCTACTTGGAACTGAGCTTTGCCTTTAGCCTTCCTTTTCTTCGCTTCCTCTGAACCAAGGGTAGCGTCCTTTGTATCTTCTTCTGTTTGCATAGCTGTCTTGTCTACCACTGGATCTGTTACTTCTGGTAAACTCGGAGTACTGGGTTGATTAGTTGCTGCTACAACAGCGGAGCCTACTACTGCTCCAGCTACGATCATCTGACCTACGGTCATGCCTAAATAAGCTGCTACTGTTCCGATACTACACCTCCTTGACTCCTAGGATATTACAGTCAAAGCCAGCGTCTTGTAAGAATCTGCTGGTACTCCCATCAGCCATAGAACAGGTTGCAATAAGCATAGTAATTCCTTCCTCTTCTGCTAAGTACTCCTGAACTTCCTGCATACCTGCGTTATACAATTGTATAATAAATTCTCGTGTCTTGTGGATCTTCGGGACGTGCAGATGCAAGGTAGCCATACTTCTCCTACCTATCTCGCAACCTACGTAAGCAACTCCTTTGTCAGTCGAGTACACAAGTACTAGAGTTTTATTAGGCAAGGTTTCAAATACGCCTGTAGATTTACATGAACTTACTGAGAGCATACGCTTCCCCTTCTCTGTTAGACATATCGTTCAAATAATTTATCACCTGCTGCTCCCCTGCTGCCCAGGTTTGCTTCTGGGCTAACAGAGGATCGGTTACTACAAAAGATTTATTAAAGAGAATCTTCAAATGCGTCACAAGGGATTTCGGTACTACTGGGCATGGTTGGTATGTCATAAATTAGCTCCTCTAACTCTGTGGTAGTTAATCCGTATTTCTTCAAGTTCTCCTGTACGTAGTCAGGGACTGCGTATCCGTCTCGTAGGCATTCCATAGCCTCCTCTATTGTTGAGGCTTTGATTAATTTTTCTATTTCATTTAGCATTTATTTCCCGTTCGGCTATAGCCTGTCTCAGGTACATACAAAGGTCTAAGGATTCCTGGTAAGCATCCATTAAAGCATCTCTACCGTTGTTTGGCTTGAGTAAAGTCTTGTACGTCTTTAGTCCTACCTCAGCCCTCGCTACTAAATCCTGCATCACTAGTGGCAGAATAGCAGGCTCCAGAGAAACTTTAGGAGCAGGCTCAGGAGTAGCTGCTGAATATAAGTCTGGTCGATAACTATTACTCTCAGGTGTACTTACTACAGGAGATGCCCCGATAATTTCATCTGCTGTTCTAATATGCATACCTCCTCCTTTAAATCAAGTACCGCAAGCGCCTGAAGGACAGCTCGTAGTACTTAGAAATTCTAGTTGCTCATCAAAGGCTAACCCTACATTGCCTAAGGCTTCCCCGTAAGACACATGCGTAAGGGGTTGCCCTCCTCTGCTACCATCAGGGTAACAGGTAATCCCCCTAAGTTTAGGAGCGTACTTCCTAATCATAGTACTAAAGCCTGGTACTAAATCCTTGTTATTATATTCTGTACCCCAGGGGGGTAAATTCAAGGTACTGCTAATCCCCATATCTACGTATTCTTGTATGTCAGCCTGAAATTTTATCCGTCTCTCGGGATCTTTAGCCAGGTCTGCTGAGGTCTCTATGCTATCTGGATCTACCCCAGATTTTATAAGAGTTTCTGCAAGCGGATCAATAACATATTGATACTTCCATACATTGCCTTCCAGATAACGACGCTTAGTTCCCACGCTAAAGAGAGGCTCAAGACCAGAAGAAGTCCCGGCAAGTATAGAAATAGTCCCAGCAGGAGCAACACAACGATACCTAACACAAGGAGTACAACCAAGCCTGTTCGTAAGAGTGTCAGCAGAACCCTTGCTATAGGATTGGTAGATCTCAAGATACTCCCTAAGTTCATCAGAGATTCCATAGTTCATACCCCTCTTTAGCATCCATTCATGCACCCCCATAAGGCCTAGGCTAGAAGCTAGGTCTACTACATGCGCCATCTCTTCCAAAGAGTTTATCTTACTTAGATTAATACTACCCAAATTACAAAGGTCACTGTCAGTATCTGTAATAAATTCTGCACCATCTGTAATCTTATATTACTATAAGTGTCGGACTATCTCATCACCCTATCGGCATAGGGGTTGGACGCTAGTCTGGTTATTAAGGGGACTCTACCCCTCCAGTAGTCTCTGAACGTTCCCTAGGTGTACCTAAGGCTTCGCTGCTGATTGCCCTTATACAATTTGTATAATAGGGTTTCCAGCAATTCATCCAATTATCGATGCCTGTTACCAGACAAAGGCGCATACAGTTTACGC